ACATTTGGTTTGGGTCTTGACATCATTATCTCCGTAGTTTATTTATCTCAAAAACTACGTGGTTTTGAAACTGCCACCACTCAATTCTACCGTAATTATTTCTTCTTTTGGCTGGGTATTTCGGGTATGCAAGGACTCTAAAGTTAGTAATAGTTTTGTAATATCACTATGCAGATCTTTGGCTTCACGCATGGTCATAACAAAATCACGTTGACCACGCGATTCGTGTGCTTTGATGCTGTCTACGAAGCGATTTATATGCAAACTCATTTCACAAACTGTTCCAGTTCTGGAGGAGTCCAGCCAGCAGGTTTGAGTACCTTGCCGTCCTCGCGTTTGCGTACCCGACCCGTTTGTCGGTCAATCTTGGCAAAGTTTGTTGACATCACTTCCTTCCAAGCACCTTCGGGATCTGCCCCAAGACTATGGATAGCACCAATTGTGACAACAAGGATATCAATGAGTGCATCAAGATCGTCTACTTTGGTTGTACTCGCTACCAGTTCGTTGAATTCTTCACTGATAAGATTACAATACAGTTGATATTGTGCCTCATTGAACTCGCCTACTGTTTGTTCGCAGGCTCGCATGAATTTTTCTTGATCTCTAAATGGATTAGTCACTTGCTTGTTCCTTGGTTTGAAAGGGACCTTGATAAGCATAACGCTCCAAGGTGATAAGTTTAGGGTGTTGCACAGCTCGCCATTTGCGATGTTGCTTGACCTTGTACCAACCCGCGGCAAACCACGACTTGCTTTTGTCTTCTCTGGTGAACAATGGTAACTTGTGTTTGACATCCCATAATGGATTAAACACTTCGCCCGCGACTTCGTGACCATAAACCACGTTTGGTGGTAATGGAGTTGCTGTTTCAGCTGGCTCGAATTGGATGTCAACCGCCTCTCGAGCCATCTTGATAGTTTTATAACTTACTACACTATCGAGAATTTTTATTGTACAATTACCGTTTTCTTTTACTTCAAGTTGGCCAATCTTGCGATCATCCTTCTTGAGTATGTAATACTGATTGTCTACTACTGGTTTGGCTAATATCATCTAGCACTCCTTTATATGTTTCATTGAGCCAGCGACCAAACTGTTCGGCCGCATCGCTACATTTGTTCAATTCGTACTTGCCGCAGAATTGCATAAATCTCACTCCCACTTGTCCTACATCCTTGTGACTCACTTGCTCACATATGGCTGTGTCTATAGTGTTCTTGATATCATCTGGTTGTGCTGTAAGATCAACTAGCACACGATTGCGTTCATAGTCATCTAACACACGGTGCTCGGCACCCTCATGGTCGGTCCAACGTTGCAACATTAGATTGTTCCAATTGTATCCGCGACGGTCTCTGTCTCCAAAGGCCTCACGGAGACCAACTTTATTCTTTGTGCCTTTCTCACGTACTCCAGGATACGCACTGAATACGTTGTCTGAGCTGTCGCCACGCATACACTTCTCAAATAACAACCAGGCCGGATCCGGGATCGTTTTTGGCTGTTTAGTTTTCTTATCATTGACGTGGTTACCTTTAGCATCAAATATGCCCTCCAGAGTTAACAGTTCATCACTAATGCCATTGTATTGTGTGACGTTGGGTGCAAGTAATTGTACAAAGTCAGAATCTGAGCTGATAATAACGTGTTCGTCTTGGGGGTGCAAAGCAATCCAACGTGCTATGATATCATCTGCTTCGGCAGTGGCACATCGGATAACGCTACAATTAGTTTTAGTAGCCAAGTATTTAGTCAGTTCGTCATATGTTTCCCAGAACAGTTTATCTTCTTCTGCTTCCTCTTCGGTCATTTTACCCCGAGCCACAGCACGGTTAGCCTTGTAAGGTTTATAGTAGTCCTTGCGCCACGAGCGTCCTTCCAGTGCAAACACCACGTGATCTGCTTCAAATCGCTTGGCCATCTTGTTCACTGCCATTAGTGTAACGTGCAGAGCAAAGCCTAGTTTGGTCCAAGAGTCTGCGGCTCTAAACGCTCCGTGTCTAGCACGAAAAAACATATTGGCAGTGTCAATCAGTACGTATTTCATCAGATGCAATCAAGTTGTTATCATAGATGTATTGTAACACATGATCTGCCCAAAGTCTATGACTTTTGGCATCAAAATGGTAACCTTCGGGGTGAGAATAGGTTCCACCGTTGTTTATTAGCCAATTATGGTAGGATTCTTCCCGAACATATGGATGCATATAGTCCTTGCCCCAATCAAATTGATTTTGGATATCACTAAATGTACTATGTCCACTAAAGAACAAATGTCGTATGCCCTGCTCATTAAGGTACTGATGCATTGCCCAAATCTTTTCGTGTGCTTCGGGGGTTTTGATATTCCAGTCTACATTTATAACGTAGTTTTTGTAGCGTTCTTGTAACTCGGGTGGCACTATGTCTATACCTGATGCGTTAACTTGATACCATTTACCTTTGTGAAACCACTCTTCTCGTTCCCAAGTGGTCCATTGTAAGATCATAAATGTATCAGCCAATTTGTCTGGATTATTTTCAATCCATTTCTTTGTGATACGTATAATACGATCGTTACTGCCTCCAGAACTGGCCTGACAAATTAACTCTGCACCCAATGCATCAGCAATATGTCGACCATAACTGACTGCTAGATTTTCAGGATGCGGCTCATCGCCGCGTTGCCATAATGCTCCATCATCACAGGCCCAAGAATGAACAACAGCGGCTTCTGCGGCCGCACTGTGACTGCAACCATTTACGTACAGTATCATTCTTGGTATGCTGGGTTGGGCACTTCAAGTTCAAAAACATGAAACTGAGGTTTAGGCACTGTGGTTTCTTTGAGCAGTTCGAACGTGCGAGCCTGCTCGGCTTCGCGTCTGGTCCCGTAAAAACCAGCCCCGTAGTTTATGCTACTCTGCATAGATACATAAACATAGTTCATGCTCATGCCGGTTTGTTTAATTACTGTGTAAACTTTGTATGTGGCTGGTGGTTTAAGTGGTTCCATCTTTTAACACCTTGTAAGTTTCAGCCGCGACCACACGTTTGCGTAGACTTGAACTGGAGAACGAATGATCTCTACCATTGAACACCAACTCGATGCCGCGATCATAACATTCGTCACGACCAGAGAAATCCTTGTCTTGATATTCCACACCTAGTATGCGAACATCTAATGGCAGTATCAACAGCAAGTCAATAAGATCTTGTTCGGTTTGATACACAACAACTTCATCAACGTAACGGCATGCGGCCAATTGTATTTGTCGCTCCACAATACTTTGTATAGGGTGATTTTTAGTGTCAGGTCTATCGATAGTCGGGTCTGTTTGGAGCCCACAGATCAGGTAGTCACAGTGATTCTTGGCTTCCGAGAGCATGGCAATGTGTCCTGCGTGGAGCATATCGAAAGTGGAGAAAGTAATGCCAATTTTCTTTCCGTCTTGTTTGAGTTGTTTGATGTGATTGAATATCATGCTATGTTTTTTTCTTTAATATAATTGTAGATTACGTCTGTCCAGGCTGCATGACAATCTTCTTTAAAATGATAAAAGTCAGGAGTAACTTGCTGATAATTACGTTCGGTTGCCCAATCTCGCCAGGCCATATCAAGTCTATCATAAGGATAAAAATAACAGTCATGCCACTCTAATTTTAAAATATTATTTCCATTTTCATGGGCTATACCTGGAGCTGAAATCTCTATCTTGTTTAAAGGTTCAATAGCATTGAAGAACAAATGAGGTATTTTTAAATATTGTAATTCTAGGTGCAGGTTGTGTATGGCTCTATTATAAAACTTACATAGTTGGTGCCGGTACTGCCAGTTTTGATTGTTATAACTCCAATATCTATACTCATCAGGATCAATGAGTTCATGATCAGGACCAGTTCCAGCAAGCGATCTATACTCATTGAGTATAAAACAGTCTTCTCGAGTGGCCTCGCTCCAACCAATTACAACAAGATCTGGAAAAGTGTTTGTTTGTTTGCACTGGTACAAGTACTCGGTCATCTTGCGTATGATCAAACTGTTGCTCGAACCATTCTCTGCTTGATTTATAAATTGTGCATTTAATTTAGCAGATAACTTTGCGGCAAAACTTTGAGTTGCAGGATCATCAAGTTCTGTACCCTCAACATAACTATCACCATTAAAGTATATATTCAACTTACTTCACTCCGGCCGCCACCGATGTCGCGGCTGTTTACATACTGATTGCTGTATTTGTTTATGGCCTGTTCCTGTTCCCAAGTTTCCATAACAACATGCCTGCAGATATTTTGGAACCACCGATCCACAATCTCGGCATCAACATCGTCGGGTTTCATCATATAACCGGCCTTGACCAGCCGTGCCACAAAGATTTCATTCCAGTCTAGTTCAAATGCACCTTGGTGCAAGTTGTTGGGATCGATATCCATCCTGAGAATACTAACATAAGGCTCGTTTTTTTCGGTGGCCAGTTGTTTTTCAGTTTTCTCTGGTGCCTTAGGTTTAGGCTCGGCCCGGACTTTTGGTTCCGGCTTTTTGCGAAATCGATCAAATATTCCCATCAGGTTCCCCATTCGTTTTTAAACAGCGGGACTTGGAGTCTGTCTGAGTATCTCCAGCCTTTTCGCATTGCCATCTCTGCCACTGCTCTATTATTAAGATGGTACACCCGCTCAACCCCGCCAACAGGCATAACATACACATGACCAGTAAACCCAGCCGCACGATATTCTTCAACTGCACGTTCTGCATCTGTCAAATCCTGTTCTGTTGCTATTACCAATTTCAAGTATGTGTAACCATATTCTTCATATTCACACACCACTTCTGGACATATAGCATCTGCCCATGACTCACCTGAGCCGGGTAACTTGGCACTGACACTGAATGTTACTTCTCTATAAAAGTCTTGACCATGATGTAAGGTCCATGTGTGCAGATGTTGTTTAAAAGAATCGTCCAGTGGTTGAGTACCATTTGTTTCAAATGTAATCTCTTTCAAGTTTGACATCTTGGGATGACCCAACAAATCTGGGTAAGCACGTTGCCAACCTAGCAATGGTTCACCACCAGTGATCACGAGATGTTCGTCGCGCCATTCCTTGTACGGTAGCGTATCCACAATAGCATCGGCAATCGTACCAGTATCAAGAACGGGACTAAGATGACGAAACCTAGGATCCCAACTAGCGTAACTATCACAACCTGTAGACACAAGAGGCAACGACTTATACTCAGTATACAGATCTGGGTTAATGTTGTTTGCTTCATCACTTAGTTCTCCTCGAGGCATGCCAAAACCGGCACATTTAAAGTTACATCCAAACACACGCAAGAACACACTAGGCACACCCATGTACCGGCCTTCTCCTTGCACACTATAAAACAGTTCTGCTACTTTGAGTTTACTCATACTTTCCTTGCTTTAACTAACAAATGCCAACCTAAATATTCTTTCACCGCTTCGCGCATTTCTTCTGGCATGGCCGCAAACCACGGCTCCAGTTCATATCTTCCTTGTTTGTACGCTTCTACATTATACATGAAACAGTGGGCCTGACGCAACCTCTCAATGTGGAATCGATCGCCCAAAAGTTTATATACTTCGTCATTTGAGTAAGCCTGTGCAAAAGGGCAACCTGCTTGTGCTTCAAATTGATCCAGACCTTTACGAATCATACTGTACTTCCAGGAGTTCTTGGCATATACCAAAAATCTAAACTCTCCATTTGGTTCTAACGCATCATAAGCATTTTGAATCATTTCGTCAATTTTAGGGAAATGATGCATCACGCCGCAACTGTATACTAAATCAAACTTGCCCAAATCCTTGTATGTTTTAGGATCGCTAGCGTCACCACAAACAAATGTACCTTCGAGACCTTCTACTTCAAAACGTTTCTTGGCCAACTCGATTGTATTGGTACTGATGTCAATGGCAGTATAGTCTGCACCAAGTCTAGCAAACTCAGCCGCATCAGTACCAATGCCGCAGCCAATCTCCAACACACGTTTCCCGGTCCAGAGATGAAAACTAGCAAATTCTTTCATGTGTGGTTCCACCCGATACCTACGTTCGGTAACTTCTTGGTAAAACTCCAAGGTACCTACTTCGCTTTTGCCATGCTTAATATTGCAAGGCTGTGCGTTCCAGTAACGCACAATACGTTCTTCTAAATTGTGATCTGTCATTTTTTTGGTCTTTCTACTCGTTGATTATCGTGATCTATTTTCCATTGTACTTGTTGTCGGAGCACATCGTTACGTACCAACATCTCCCAGGGATCTTGTTTGCCTGCTAGAATGTTTTCAAAATATTGCGTATCCATACCAATACTTTTCATATAGTTGGCCAATTTAACACAATCACTTATTCGTAAATTAGTCATGTCTACATGGTTAAAATCACCGGGCTCAAATGGATTTGTTTCCTTCATAGGACGATTGGCAAATGTTGAATCCTGATTGTTTCCTGTCAGGTCATAGCGGTCGTGTTTGACCACAACATCAATACGTTTGAATATGTTCAGCATATAAGCCTGTTGGCTAGTCCAAGCATCACCAATTTGGTGAGGACATAGATAACCTAATAGCTCAAACCATTTGTATGGAATAATAGGAAAGATACTGTAAGGATGTTGATTATGTGTATGGAAAGCCAACAAGTTAAACTTGCCATTTTGGGCAATGATCTCTGTATCCCAGCCCACAGTACGCATCACCGCATCATCATTCCAGATGATATACCATTTGGCTCTGGTAGTCTTGGCCATGGCATTTACATATTCATTGAGTCGAATATAGCCCATGGGTTCAAACTTCATGGCCGAATATGTAATAGATTTTTTGTCCATCCAAGGACGCACGGTTTTGTTAAAATAATCAAAGCCCACTGTGTCGTCGTTGTCGTAACCAAATACGATTTCAACTCGATCAGGTTGCTCAGCTAATTCAAATAAACTTTTAATGCTTCGTTCCACCATGGTGGTGCGAGCTCTAGTGGGCAGTAATACTGCGATATCAGAATCAAAGTCAGTCATAGTTGTATATTATAACACAATGGTTGGCTGTTGTCTACGGATTATTTTTATATTATAGCCATTGCTTGCACAGCGGCTTCGCCTCTTCGGGCACTGTTGTTGGTACTGCCATCTATGGTATCTACTGTGGCTTTGCCAAAGTTTCTACGTCTTGCAAAATAGAACAGTTCCAGGAATCGTGGAAAGCTCATGGTCTTGTCTTCGGGAAAGTCTAAATTATATATCACTGCACCTTGTTGCAATGGTTGATCAAATGTCAAATATTCCCAGATGTTGTAATCTAGTTCTAGTTTCTGTGGATACTGGGCAACATCATCGTATGCAATGAGATATTTCTTTTGAAACTTCATCACATTGTCTAACAATTCCTTGGGCAAATTGTATCGGCTCATAAACGCTTCAAGTTTGGCAAAGATGTTTTCATATTGATGTTCCACGTGCATGTTCAAGATACTGCGGTGAATCAAGTTCCAACCATGAATCTCAATGCCGCCAATGTTGGGATGACGAATTTGACCTTGTGTCATCCAGTTACTGAAATACTGGCGCACCTCTGTTTGTTCTTTTACAAACCATTCGTCGTGCTGTAGAAACTCAAACAAGTCTTCGTAGAATACACTGTAGTCTATGTCAAGATACTTGTAGACCAAGCGACTCAACAAAGTGCTCACACCATTGATGTGAAAAGTGTTGATGTACCACGAGAAGATTTCAGCATCCAACATGATTTCAAAAGGCAAGTCTTTGGTGCTAGTAATAATATCAATACCTTCTTCAATGTGTTCATTAGAGTAGGAACCAGAGAAGTAATCAGTCACACGTTGCGAACCAATCTTGAACAGTTTCTTTTGCAGTAGATTCATCTCTGCATTTTCCAACAACTGCGCTTGGAACACAGTAAGGCCTGTGTGGTTGCCCATACGGAACAGTTTCCAGAAGTTGTCCTTCCAGGTCTTTAAACTTTCGCCAGGCAAGCCAAGAATAAGTTCTGTGTAGGTTGGAATGTTGCGCTGTTCACACAGTTCAAACACTTCTTCCAACTTGTTCATTTCCATGTTTTTTCTGCGGATATTTTCCAAGACGTCCACGTCGAGACTCTGCACAGATAAGGTAAGTCCTTGATTGAAACCTGGGGCATCCAAAAGTTTCTTGACAATGTCCACAACCTCTTTCTTTTGGTTTTTGGCCCAGGCCACGCTAAACGTTTTTGGATATCCATACTTGCTCTGTACTTCGATAATTTTATCGGCGATGAGATTATCACGTTCGGGGAACATACCAAAGTTTGCATCAGTAATACTGATAAACCCACACCGGTGCTTTGCCATCCATTCCAGTTCATCATAAACTCTTTGTACATCAAAGTGCTTGACCTTGTTATAGGTCAAACTACCCCAGTCACAGAAGGTACAAGCAAACGGACAACCACGATTGGTTTCTAGTGTGCCGTTCCACTCTATGCCAGGATTCTCTGCCACAATCTTGTCAAACACCCCACTCAAGTATGGACTAGGAATTTCTCCAAGTGCTTCGATACGCTTGGCATCGCCGGTGTTTAGTGCTGTACCGTTCTTGTTGACCAACAGTCCGGGAATCTCATCAAAGTTGCGCGACTCAAAAGCTCGCATTACATTACGGAATGTAATCTCTCCCTCAAAGCAAATCACAAGATCCATGTAAGGTTCTTTGACAAAGATATCTGGATCTGTAATAGCAGGTTCAGGACCACCAAAGATGATCAAGCAGTTGGGATTCAATTGTTTGACCATACGTGCTAGAGTATAGTTGTATTGGTGGTTCCATACATAGGTACTAAATGTAACCACATCGTTGGCGGCAAGTTTTTGTGCCAAGGGTTCCACAGCATCTCTACGCCAGACCATGTCTGTGCATTCAAAGTTTTCTTTAACCCAAGGATCAGTTAAGGCATAACTCCATATTACGCCAGCTGAGTATGGCAAATAGTGAGCATTGAACTCTTTAGGTCCTTGTTGGAAGTTGGGCTGGACCCAGGCAATTTTGTATGTCATACTCTATTTAACATTTCTTAGATCCTTGTTTGGACTTTCAAAGGCAAACATCTGGCTGTTTGGATCGTTTTGTCGCAATTTTTCCCAAGGATCTTGCGTACCCTTAAATATATTTTCAAAGAACTCAGTGCTGATTCCTTGTTCGTGCATATATGTAGCTAACTTAGCACAGTCACCTTGTCTTAGTTTGATCTGTTGCGGACTGTGAAAGTCCATGGGATGATTGAGATTGCCTTCTAGCATAGGGCGATTATTAAATATCTCATCATTATTGTTGCCAGTTAAGTCAAATCGGTCGTGTAGTACATTTACATCAATGCGTTCATAAATGTCTAACATATACGCCTGTTGACTAACCCATCCATCTTGTGTTGGATGTGGACTGATATAACCTAACAAATCAAGCCACGTCCTAGGTACAATAGGAAAGATACTGTAAGGATGCATATTATGAGTCTTAAAGCTGAGTACTTTAAACTGCCCTTCGTGGCTCATAATAGTGGTATCCCACCCTTGACTTTGCATCACAGCATCATCATTCCAAATCATAAGCCAACGAGCACTGGATTTGGCGGCTAGTGCGTTGTTGTACTTGTGGAGATTGATATAACCCATACGGTCGAATCGCATGGCAGTATACCCAACATCTTGAGTATCTAACCAAGGCTGGAGATGTTCCGTAAAGTAATCGAACCCAATGTCGTCGTCCCGGTCGAATGCAAACATCAGTTGTATACGACCAGGGTCATCTGCAAGAGTTACTAAACTACGGATACTGCGATCCAACATATCAGTGCGGCCACGGGTGGCCAACAGCATAGCAATATCAAACTCGTGTTCTATCATGCAAATAAATCTTCATTCCATTCACGATGGCCTTCACGATAAGCCATATTGCTTTGTGTTTCACGTACTTCCACACGATAGCACCACAGGCGAGCCGCCTCGCCAGGACCCCACATCTCTGGAATGTAAACACCATTCACATACTTGTACAGCATATCGCTAAGTCCTTCGCATCCGAGCCTTGGTAACACCACAATCTTGGCCATGTTTTTTTCTTGTAGCAATTTAAATGTTTCCATTTCAGGATCATCTGCTGCCACAATAAGTGTGTGATCAAATTGATCTTCTAAGGTTTTTTTAAGTTCCTTGAGCCCACCGTAATCGGCTGCCCAGTTACGTACATCTAGTTCATTAGTGCCAAAGTAAAACTTCATACTAAACGAATAACCGTGTATCAAGTTACAATGACTGTCTGCCCTCCACTGTCTATACGCACACGGAAATGCGTCGTGATACTCTTTGGTTGAGGTATATTTGTAAACTACGGGATTTAATGTTGTCATGCTGTTTCTCCTATGTTAATGAGCATAGGCTGGCAGAGTTTGTATAGCGGGATGAACGCCAAAGGCCGCTTGTGAGAAATATTTATGGTTGTAAAGTTTGTATGAGTTGTTCTTTAGTACCATACCAAAATTTTTGAGTGTCAGTATCAAAAGGATCCGTTTTTAAAAGATGAGAAAGTTTGCCCATAACCTCCCGATATTGACTGTTAGCATTTAATGCTGGTATGTAATCAATCTTGGGTCGAGGTGTTACATTGTAAAAACTTAACTTATTATACTGCTCATCTTGAGCAATGTCAAATTTATTGATATAACTTAGGACAAGTTCCGGAGTATACATAAAAAAAGATGTTGGGTGTCTACTATCATCGACTAGATTGGAGGCAAAATCCAAACTACGACAGTAAAATTTTCCACTTGCTGAATCAAGGTTAACATCACCACCACAGAATATACAATAACCGTCAAGTTGATCTACGTATTCATAGATCAGCATAGATGTAGTCATGTAAAAGTTTTTGATTTGTTTTAGTTTGGGAGAAAGTAAAGCAAGGCAATCTACATAAGCATCAATAGTGTACTCTAAAATTATTGGTTGAATTGAATTGACATGGCACCAATACTCAGCGTACCACGACTCAGACTGATTTAGAGTTCCAATTTTGACTATAATTGGTATAAATGGAATTTTATTCTTAAGTAATATTCTTGCAGTGAATTCGCTGTCGAGCCCGCCGCTTAATGATAGATAAAGTGGACGATCGCCCCATTCCTTGAACAACAACTGAGCGGCATGATCTGCCGCATCGTCAAAATTTTGGTATAGGGTCGATGCACGACTGTTAAATCTCAATCGAAAATTTGGCTCACTAACACTAACTGAAAACCAATCATTATGGCCGCCAAACCGCCAAGTCATAATGGCAGATGGCCTTTGTTAAAGAACTTGGCAAAGCAAATACGGTTGCTGTCTACACTTCCACGATTGTGATTGTCATACTTGTGATTGTAGTCCAGTCCAAAGGTCACACATTTACTGGGCACTAGGTCATACTGTTTGCACCAGGCCAACTGTTGATCTCTATAGCGAGTGAATATTTTGTCTGGGTTTTGATGATTGAAAAGTTGTATGCCCACAGCCGCACCAAACTTGTTGACGTAGTGAGTATTACCATAGATATTCAATCCATCTGCGGTATCTTTGCTAAATCTAATGCCAATACGCATTCCGTATACTGGGAACGGCTTGCTAAGGCTCATGGTAACATCCGTGATAGCAGGATGACTATAATCAAAATCAACGTCTGAACAGATACCAAAAAATGCTGAATCTATTAACACAGGTATTCCTAGTTCTAAACAACGATCTAACATTGCTTGAGTGTGTTTTTGGTCGCCGGTGTCAGCAAAGGGCAAACTGAATACCACAGCATCATTGGTTTGTAGTGGTTCATCATCAATGTACGCCCAATCATAATCTAAGTGTTTCCAGGTAAGTTCATGATACAAGTAATCACCACGGAAACAACGAAAGCGACGACGGTGATGTCGCAAATAAAATTTATCAAAACTCTCAGTTGTACCTTGTGAATAAGTCACACTGGGAAAATTATCTAGTCCTGACACACGATTTAGTTTTGTGCTTTCGATCCATTTTCGATATCGTCTGAGAAATTGAGGCACCACATGGTCATCCTCTAACCAATTGGTGGTAATGGATTTTACAATGGTGTTTACCAGTTGATCCTTCAACGGATCGGCAACACAGTCAGCGGGTGCTGTGGCAATGCCAACTAGATTGGCTTGTAATGGTGTGGTCATAGTTTATGGTTGTTGATAAGTGTTGGTTTTGTAGTTGCCTTGACCGGCAACCACATTACGTACACCGCCAATGGGATCGGGAGTATCACCGTGCATTCTTGGTATCAAGTGTACGTGTGGGTACATTACTGTCTGCCCTGCGGCAGTACCCATATTTAGCCCAACATTGAATGCATCGCACTGATTGTTTTGCACCATTTGCCGCCCGGTTAACAATGCTAGACCTAGAGCTACCACAATAGACTCATCGGTGTTGGCTCTTGGCACAAACAACAAGTGACCTTCTGTAACAGGATATGCATCACGAAATACGGCTATGTGAGTGTTGCTGAGTTCAGGTACATTATTGGTCCAGGGTGCTACTTTACCGTCCTGTGCGGCTGTTAGGGTTGCGTAACTAATCATCTTGGTGCAAAGTCCTGTTGTAGTTTGATATTGTCAAAGAATTCCTTCTTTACACTTTGGTCTGATTTGAAGTTTCCACGCAAAACTGTGGTTTGCGTGAGACTACTGTGTGCCATAATACCGCGATTCTCACAACATCCATGTGTTGCTTGAATATAAACTGCCACGTCTTTTGATCCAGTCGCAAACTCGATTTCACGTGCAATGTCCATGCAAAGTTCTTCTTGGAGTGTTCCTCTTCTAGCACACCACTGTGCGATACGGGTGTACTTGGAAAGACCAATGAGTTTGGGACCAGCAATGATTCCAATATAAGCCACACCTGTAACAGGCTGGTGATGATGGCTACACATGCTCTTAAGCTCTGAACGCACCACAAGCATACCGTCGTATGCTCCGTCCGTATCGTTCGGGAAAGCCGTAGCATTAGGACTCTCCTCGTACCTGCCAGCCATAATTTCATATACATACATCTTTGCTAAACGTCGAGCAGTGCCTTTAGAGTTTGGATCAGTTTTGGTATCAATGATTAAACTTTCTAGTACACCTTCGAATTTTCCAGTAAGTTCATCAACTAGTAAGTCTTTTTCTTTGTCGGTGATATACTCACTGATGTTGTCACCTGCCCAGAACCGCTTGTCTGCATCTATTAGACGCTTGCGAATTACTTGCGATAGGTTTAAACTGTTGTCTGTCATCTTATTCCTTGATTGTGATAGTTCTTAAATCTTGATAGTCAACGTGTCTTGGTTCGGAACAAAATTCTTTAAGGCCTTCTAGTAATGCCAGCCCTTGTATGGCTTCTTCTGGTGTGGGCTTGTAATGATATCCAACTCTAAACTCACGTTGTGCTATCCAGGGTGTGATATTTAGATCGCGACCGTCATACCTCATACGAATTATTGCATCATATGCTGTCTTGTCATCAAGTATTATAGCACCACCACGGCCTATATGTAAAGGTTTATCATGTCCAAAACTCAAACATTGCATGGTATTTGAGCGATACATATTGCGTTCTAATCTACGGGCACTATCCCAAATTCGTGTATCTACAAACGGATATTCGCCTACCCATCGCTGCCAGGCATGATCTAAATAATTGTATTTGATACCTAACTTATGCATAAGCATAGGAATACTTAAATAGGTATAAGGAGTGAACGCACATTCTTGAACTTGATCATATCGCAAGCATAACTCAATTGCATGAGTACAGCAATCGGTCATAATAGCATATGGTGCGCCAGTGAATTCTGCTAGTTCTTGTTCGAACTTTAGAATCTTATCGAACATACCAGGCCCAGGTATGGTTGATTACATCGGACAAATTATAATTACGCCACGGCATTCCAATTACGCGATCAAACTTTTCTGGATTGGCGGTGAGCATGGCAGGATCTCCAGTACGACGAGATTCAACGCCAACATTGGGCATTTTACCTAACACATCCTGGGCACGATCGATAATTTGTTGAACACTGGTGCCTGTACCTTCGGCAAGATTGTACACCCCAGATTCAATTATAGGATTTAGAGCCAAAATATGTGCGTGAGCAATATCATCTACGTGTACATAGTCACGTATGCAAGTGCCGTCATCGGTAGGATAATCATTGCCGTAAATATTGAACTGTCCGCCATCTCTTGTGGCTTCTAGTAAACGAGCAATCACGTGCGTTGCGCCTGGATCCTGTCCATGTCTACCTTGGGGATCAGCACCACAGGCATTGAAGTAGCGGAACGCCACATAGTCTAACCCGTATGCACGGTGGTAACTTTCTAGTATTTGTTCTATCATACGTTTGCTCTCTCCATATGGAGAGATTGGTTCGCAAGGATCGACTTCGTGACAGGGATTCATGATAGGTTCGCCGTACACAGCCGCACTAGAACTGAATATAAATCTAGTCTTGGGCAAAGCCGATCTCACAATATCCAGCAGTGCCATGGTCTTGGCCACGTTGTTTTTGTAGTACTCAGCAGGATTCTTTACACTGGGCCCTACTAGACTTGTGCCAGCACAATGAATGATAGCAGTGGGTTGTGCCTCAAGTAGTCTAGTTAATGATGCTTCGTCAGCAAAGTCTCCTTGAACAAAATCTGTAAATGAACTATATAATCCACTATGGCATAGTCGGAGATCAATACCTAATACTTTTTGACCAGCATCAGCTAACTTTAGCGCAATCTGTCCACCAATATAGCCCGAGGCTCCTGTTACTGCAATCATGATTCAATCTTTACCACTTGATATTTTTCGTGAGCCACGTGGTCACGATACCGATTACCTGCTCGGTTCCACTGCTCGCCGTTGCCTTGTAAGATATCAATGACGCGATCAACAGTTCCGTTATTCCAGTCTGAGATCAACCCCATATTATGATGTGGTTCACGCAAGAGCATTTGCATCTTGTGATAAGCATCATCTATAGACCAGGGAACGTATAAACGGTTGGGATCATTTGCGAAAGTCTCGGGGAAACTGCGATAAGCAGGGTAGAGCACGTTACAGCCAAGAGTATCAGCCTCACTGACGGTGTTAGATACCCAGTCCTGAAGAGCGCAATTAAAAAGCACACGAGTGTTGTTAAGATGAGCATAGTATTCATTCTTTGTTATGTTGTCGTATATTTTGAGTTTCCCCTGTGCCTCCATACGGCGGGCACGTTCAACATACTCTGGGTTGTTGCTTCGAAGAGGTCCGCCACTGTATATTGCAAACTCACAAGGCTCGCTGGTGAGTTCACCATACATCTCAATAAGGTCCATAAAGAAGCCAGGTTGTTTCTCTTGATCGAAACGAGCCGCAAACCCAACTCGTCGTGGACGCTCTGCGAACGGTTTAATATTTTCTTTACCGCCAGCACGCTCAAGAACTTCTGCTTTTCCAAATGCAAGACCGGAAATGTTGTAGATCGGAGCAGTCCAACCAGCAATCCGCATATGAGCCACCATCTCCTCGTTGGTAGCAAGAACTCCAGTAACAAAGTGATTGACCATCTTTTCATATGTGCTCATCCATCCTGCCATGCCCCAGACATGTACAAAGTCATCGGGGTCGATGGCCTGTGCTAAACAACGCACCCATACTTGCGGACGTTGTTCTTGGGGAATTTGATCCATGATATAAGGCAATGACTCAATGCCCGGTTGGAACATATCTTCAAAGTATATCACGTCCTCACCAGATACATCACCGTTCTTCATGAGTTGAACCAAGTTCATCATCTGGCTCATACCAAAGTAACTGCGACCGTGTGCATCTAACACCTGACCAACTGATATGGCCTGTGTGTTATCGATAGTAGTACCTGGAACGTACACAACGTCAAGACCTCTACGGTCAAACACACGTTGGTTCCAGTTGGTTAATTGTAGTGTGTATCGGGCTTCGTAACTTTCTAAGCCCATGTAAAACAGTTTCCTCATGCACGGAATCCTGCAAATCTACGAGCATCCTCGTTCCACATGTTCTTGGCATTCTTGCCTTGATGCCACTTGTTGAACTGTTGCCAGGCATAACTCTTAAAGTTATACAGGTCCGATTCGTTGAAACGATATCCAAAGTCCTGACAGAACTCCAAGAACACTTCTAGATCATTAAAGATCTCAGCGACACGTGGGTTGGATTTGAGTGATGGCTTGGCCATTTAATTTCCTTAAATTTTAATTGAATTGCTAGGGCGAGAAAGTTCATATTTAATTAAGGCGCCGTTCTCACCATCTTCGGCAACCTCAATCCATACTGCACGATCTGGATACCGTGCAGAAATTTCAGCGTACAAATCGTCAGCCATCATTTCACAACTTTTATAGTCCAGTTGCAAGATGCCGTCTTTGTACAAGTTTTCTAACCAGCGTTTGAACTGGATAAACTCAATGTCACGATCGTTGTGTAGCACATCAATCCACACTCTAAAGTGGAATATGTGACGATGTGGTGTGCCAAGGAAACTAACATCATATTCATCGCCTGTGGCCAGACTAGGATCAGTGGCAGCCGCTGGGTAGCAATGTATACCTTCTTTGCGGAATGTGATCCAGATTTTACGTTTTGCTTGGCTCATGATTCGCTCACGTTGTTCTGTTAATGCTTGATCTCTTTGATTCATAGTTTTGAATCTCCCTTGTAATCATCCCAACTAGTAAATGTTTCACGACTCATTAGACTCTGCAAACTATGACACCAAACACCAGGATTGGTAGCATCAAAGTCCTTATCATCTATTTTTAACATTGTATTATAATTCCACAACTTTGTATAGGGCAGACTTACTCGAATTTGTGGAATAAAATTTCTGTAGTCGCAGAGGGGGCCATCGTGAAACTCGTCCACGTGGGTGATTGGAATGTCTAAACTACATAGATATCCATCGCCCAGGAACGGTTCAATCATACTTTCCCAGCGTTGCCACTCCAGTCTGTTGGCAGGATGGAAACTGTGATTAGCACCAAAGAAGATGTGTTCAATATGCTTGGACTTGTCTATATACGAGTTGTGTTCGGCCAGTAGTCGAACAATCTCAAGCACGGGTTGCCAGCCCACAACAAACAAAGTACGTTGGCCAAATGCAGGAGTGCGTTCTACTTCTGTGCCTATAAAGAAGTTGACATTTTCGTGTTCAGGTCTGTTCATTTTCTAATTGATCTAATGCTGATATGTCTAATTGTACACTATCATCGGTTGGTTGTACAGAGTCAGTTTCTTCGAATTCAAACAACGCATTGAATTGTGTGCGAGCATTTTTGGTTTTCTTGCCTTTGAATCCTCGTGTGCCCACAATCTCCATCCAATATGTGTCGTACATTTCAATAATGGCTTCGCTGGTTTCGCGATCTGGTGCCGCAAAGATTGCTTCCACAATGTCTTCGAACTTGGCATAGTCTCCAGTACTGCGCCGCATCATAGCAGGATGCTCCCCTGCATCAAAACGCCGGTTGGCTTCTTGTACTGCGGTCAGATGCATCCAGACATTATGCCCCATAAGCAAAGCATATGAGAAACTGTCCCAACTTGTCTTGCCTTCTTTGCCAATCTTATTTAGGTCGCCGGGCTTGTAGATGCAAATATCTTTCATCTTAAGCAGATTGCTTATTGGACTATCTTCCCAACGTGGATAGATGCCGTCTGCTACTACTCCTGTTCCCCACTTGCGTGTGTCTGTGGAGTACTTTTTGTCGTCGGCTGAAGGAGCCATGCGATACGACCATTTACTGTCGTGTTCAAAGACATTTTCAAAATAGACTTGTCCGTTTGCTGTTGCAAGGAACGGACTGGCGCAGTCAAACGAGATTGTGAATTGTGGATTGACATATTTTCTTACGGCCCTTTGGATTACAGTTAATAAAACAGCCCACTCCAGTTTGGAGGTTCCCAAGAAATGCATCCAATCGTGTTTGCCCTCTTGAAGTAAATTGTCATAGCGTAGTGCTACCAGTCTGCGAAGCACTAGGTGTACGTCGCACATGTTTTGTCCACCCATTGACCAACCGTCAAAGTGTGTGTCTGGATACTTCACAGGATCGCAGTATTCCTTCATGGTCTCGTACCACTGATCTGCTGATGTATGGTTGTCACCTTGCAACACATTCAAGAACTTGGCACCACCATTCTCCACACCCTTGCGGTGTTTCATAAAGTATTCATTATTGAACTTTGTGGCATCCACTGCTTCTTGTAGTGTGGTTATCTGACATGCATCACTTGCTTTCTTGTCGTGGATGACCCAAGTTGGGATATCCAAGATCATGCCATAGTCAGCTACATTGTCTAACCAGTTTAAGATAAGTGATCTTTTCTTTTGAGCTTTAGCACAACCTGAGTTGGCTCGCCAATCACCTTCCCACAAGCCTTTAGCAATCTGAAAACCGCCTGAGTCCCCCAGTATGAACGTTCCCGGTTCTCTATTTCGGACCATATCCTCTGACCAGTCTTGCTTTGCAAGATCGAGGTTAGCATGGCCGCCGGAGTATAGGCTCCACTTATACGGGAATAAAGCCTTGTTGGAATTGAGCCAGTTAAGTTGCTCCATATCAGTAATGCCCTGAGGCAATCTCGCCGGATCCACGTATGGTTCATTTCTTTGTTTGCCCACAAAAGTAGCATAAAACCCGCTGATGGCCGGAAGGAACACAGCATAGTCATTCTGCTTGGCAGTTAAGTTATCTTGAACAACAGGGTCAGTCATTATTTGCTTTGTGCTGGCAATAGATATTGATATACAGCCAGGCCTGAATCAACAGTGATCTCTGCGGCACCGTCGTCGCTGATGCGTACCTTCTTGTCACCAGTCAAGTCCATGATACTCACAAACTGTTTGGCAGGCCAGGCCCACGCACGTTTCAATTGCCCGCCTACACCTGGATGGAACACAAAGTTTCCTGAATGTGTTGAATGATCACCAAAGAAAAACTTGAGATCATTGCCTTCAGTTTTGGCCTGGAAGTTGGCTTCTTCTGCGTTGGCACTCATTTGCCATTTCATTCGCTGAATAGCCGCATTGGTTGGTTCAAACTCAATGTGCCATGTTACAGGGCGGATCTTTGCAGTCTTTAGTTTTTCGTTTACAATACCTGATGCCATAAAACGATAGTTGTTTTTAAAGTCGCCAATTTTATTTTCAAACAAAATACCATCTGGTTCACCATCAGCACGTTTGGTAATAGCAAGTTTGGCATCTTCTTTGTACTCTTGTAAGTTAAGCAAAGTTTTTAGTTTACCCAAGTTAGGCATACCAAATGTGCCCACAAAGTCTGCCACGGGATTGTGGAAGTTGCCGCGAATAACCACACTCAAATCTTCCGCCAATCCCACAATTTCAGTTTTGCTAGTATCTCCAACAATCTTGACTAGGTCAATACAGCCCAAGTCATAAGTGTGTTCTACCAAGTCTAATAAGTAATCTCTCATAAATTTCTCCTAAGTGTTAAGTATACAGGTTTCAATCTGTTTTTGCAAGTATTTTGGCTAATGTTTGTCCGCCTCTCAGCGAAGTAATATCACCAGGTTTGCGTAGTTCTAGCCAACTTACATCTCCTTTGCCATCCACAGCATGAACTAATTCAAATCCCACAGCTAGAGCATGGCGTTCGATCAATCTACGTGGAGTATATAACATCCACATATGATCGGCACGAATCACTCCGTGTGCTAGATCACAGTTGTTATAGGTCATAATTACTGACCCACCTGGGCGTAATTTTTCATAGAACTCTGTTAGAAATTTATTGATAATTGGTATGGGTTTGTGATTAAAATAATGATACGCAAATATTACACCAAATTGATTATTAGGCATCTTTGATAAAATTGGTCCGTCGGCCCAGTCATTTATTACATACTCTCGCAGTCTACGTTGATATTCAGGAGTAAACTTGCTAGTTGCGACACGAATTAATTCTTTGTGGTGGTCAACAACATATAAAGGATCTAACGGAACCATATCTTCGATGTAGTTTTCAACGCCAGGTCTTATTATCATGCCAGGCATTCGCCAATCAGTAAGATTTTTAAGGTGGGTACGCAAAGAAAGATCATCGCTATCATCAATTCGCATACGGGTATTTAGAATGCGATCAACAGGCCGGTGTATTAGTTGTTCACGATATAAACGCATGCTAGCCTGGAGATATTCTTGCTCGCGTTGTTCTATTTCAGATCTTAACTCTCCTTTAAGATCTTCAATTTCACTAGAATATTTTGCGATAATACTACCTAGATTATCAAACGTTTTAATAATCTTATCACTGGCAGATTGCCATTGACCAGCGTTATCAGCAACCACATGCGTTACATGACTTAGCTTTTTTACCGCGGCATCGCATTCGCTTGGAACATCAAGTGAATTGAGTAAATTTAAGTAAGCAACAATTTCGCTGAGTTTCATTCGAAGTCAAACAAACTAGTAAATGTATTTTCTGTGTTGGTTGCTGATGCTAAATCCCAATCCAACACACCCAGCAAGTTATCAACTTTACCATCGACCACAGTTGCTTCCATCTCTCCATCATCAAATGGTAATGCAGTGAACCAAGCTGGCAGCCGTTGCTCGTCTGTGGGATAACCAATCGATGTCCAACCTAGAGCATTTGACTTGAGTTTACACACAATAGTTTTCATACCATCCACAATTTGCATACTATAGTTGTCACTATTCATCTTACGCATGTTATTCCAGTTGATTGCGGCTCGCACGTGGCCGGGCATATTAGCCTTGCCTAATCGTGTTTCTTCTGCCAAGTACTTGGTCAAGTTATTCACACGCTTGGGTGAGCCTTTCTCCCAACCTGGACGCTCTTTGAACTCATACTTGAATTCACGAATACGTTCCACAATCTCATCTTTACCTGCGCCAGCAAGTAGTTTATTTAGAATTTCTAACAAGAAGTCTTGAATTACTTTGGGTGTATCACTGCGTTTTAGGTCAAGTCCTGTGGCTTTGGTCTTGCCAATTGAACCATTGATATCAAGTCGTTTACCTTCAATGTCAATGGCATTTACAGCATAACGTTTCTTGGTAATAAACAGCCCACGATCCGCCACTGTTTCACGACCACACTTGATCAATTCGCCCATATCCCTGGGACAATGGAACGCCTGTTCCATGAAGCCGGGAAAACTTTCGTTGACCTGCTCAGCAAGGCTGTCATACAGTTGAATACAAGCCTCTTTTGACCATGCCATCCGGCCTTCTTCCACTTCTTTCTTGAGGACCGGCCACGCGGAGAAATAACACGAGTCTGTGTCCCCGTAGATGACTGCTTTGCCCACGTGGTCATATTCGCCTGTGATACACTCATTAAGATGAGCGTCCATGTGCCGGGCAATTGAACGACCAGTAAGTGTCGTTGACTGTCCAATACGTTTGTCAAAGAACCTACAGCCCGGGTTAAGAATAGCCCCGTACAAACTGTTGAGATTAATCTTTTTAACCAGTTGTCGTTTGTCCCAGAAAGCAATTTCTTTGGCATCTTTTGCGTCCTTCTTTCGAGCCTGCAAGTCCTTGCGCTCACTATACCAACGTTCTAGCAAGCCGGGAATGATACCTTTCTTCTCAAATGTAAGAATAGTGCCGTTAGCAGTGAGTATCCAAGGTTGGTTTGAATCAAATATAATGTTCCAGATCTCTGCGGCTGAGTGTACACTCTCTTCGCCGTTCTCCCAGTCAATGGTAATCTCTGTGCCACGTTCTCGATTCATCACGGCTGTGTATTCTAAACTGGCAAAGATACCTTCCCATGCAGCCGCAAAACTCTGACCTTTGGCCATGTTGGCTTTGATCAAGTGATCTGTCATGGTCTGGCGTAGTTGTCCTACCACAGTCTCCGGACCCATATTCATTGCGCGAATAGCACTTGGATACAGACTGTTAATGTCAACTGAACCAATCCACTCATGCACACCTTTCTTGGGATAAGCAACATAGGCACCCGCGGCCTGTGTATCCTCGTCTGTAAGGCGTTGCTTGCGATTGGGCACAACCATGCCACGTTCGTGGGCCTCATTGATAATAGCCTGTTCAGTTACTGCTACCGCACCCATAGTGGTCTGGAGCAACACAGTATTAGCGTGTGCCAGTTCGTTAGCCAGGTCCAAGAAGCGTAGTTTTTTATCTAACTTGCCAATCAACAATGTGTCTTGGCGGTTGTATTCAATAAATGTTTTGAAGTGTTGGTTATACAAACTATCCAGGGTGCCTTCGAACTGTGTCTTGCGTTCACCCAGTTCGTATTCACAAATAGCATCCAGGCTATAACTGTGGCGTTCTTCATAGGTGTACTTGCGATACAGTTGCATATAGTCCATATGCACACGACCAATCAAGTCATAGGTTTCGTTTTCGGCACCAAAGCGTTCAAACATACGCTTCTTGGGCAGTTGCCCCCACAAACAAAACTTGCGTGTGTCATCTTTTGATAGCACTCTAGTACATCTGTTTACAGTATAAGGAATGTCATAGCCTTCACTATTCCAACCTGATACTACGTCTGCGTCGTCAATCAAGTCTAGGAAGGTCTTGATCATGTCTGCTTCGTCAGCAAACAAGATTGTGTTTTCAAAGTCTTTGACCAGTTCTTGTGCTGTTTCCCAACTTAGATGTTTGGGTGGCACAGCAAGTGTTACCAGTTGATCTAGCCAGTCCAGATAGACCGAGATTGCAGTAATGGGATTAAAAGGGTCTGATACAGGTGAGAAGCCGCGATCTTGATCAAACGCCACCTCAATGTCAAAAAACGCTGTGTGAAGTTCAGGCGCATCTTGGTCCTTGTAGTTTTCTTCAAGGCATCTAAAGATTGGGTTGATGTCGCTTTCGTAAAGCGGCCGATGGCTGTGAACGCGGACTTCCTTGCGGAACTCTTTGTTATTGCGTGTAGAAAATCTTGATACGGGTGTGCCATAGATGCTTTGGAATTTACCTCGGGGATCATCATAATAGAATATGTAGTTGGCGGGATACTCTCTATATACTCGTTCGCCATTGCGGCGTTCTACTGTGTGAATGCGATCGTGCTCACGATCAAATAATGCGTCAATGTAACTCAATTTTTCTCCATTTGTGGCTGGTAGGCCATACTACATGCTCGTAACGTGAGCGACTCATACTATATTTATAGTCCTGCAAACCATGTGCCTGATAATTTTTTTACTTTGGCAATTTCTGCTTGTGCCATTTCATATTCAGCATGTGCAGGATTAACAACATCGTGAAACTGAAATTCTTTTTGGGACCAAGTTCCCCAGTTTGTTACTCTTGAATATTCTACCATGTCTACATCAAACTGTTGACACATTTGATAAAATGATTCAATTTCAGGATAATTTTGTTGTTGTACAATCATTCTAGTGTGTAATGCTATGCCTTGGCTATGTTTTTTATTTTGTAAAAAATTCATAGACTCTAATAAATTTTCCCACTTGCCACCACGACGAAGTCTTTCATATGTGCTGGCTTGGGAAGCATCAATGCTCACTGTTACTTTTTTTACTGATGATTGCATCAATCCCAGTCGATGCCAATTCTGTTCGCATAGTAATCCGTTGGTACCAATATCTAGTTCTAGGTTAGGAAAGTTAGATGGATCGATTGAATTAATAAAATTCAACAACAGAGGACTAGCAAATACTTCACCTGTGCCACTTAGTTCTAATTTTATTTTTTGATCAGTGGGTTCAGAAAACAAATTTTTTGAAATAAGTTTTCCTATATGTTGTTGTTCTTGTAGTTTATCTGCTGATGTTTTTTTGATAGAGGTACGACAACTAGGACAACTTAGATTACAGGTTTCATCACCTTGAAAACTAATATGATGTGGCATTTCAAATTTTGATACATCATCAAACAATGCTGTGATATTAGGCGGAACAGTATCAATGCTGTTTAGAGCATTATTAGTAATAACCCCACATAGTTTTTCATTGCAATAAACATAAGACCCATCGATAATGCTTTGTCTAATTTTTTGCGCCAAGTCCGAGGACAACATTTCTTTAAGAGTTGTCCTGGTTAGGTTTCCGATAGTGCTGGGCATCCAGGCGCCACACCCGCACATTCTCACGTCACCATTGAGTGTGACCTCAATCATGACAAAGGGTGATAGACAATATTGTCCTTGGAATTGTTTTGCCGGGAAGACTCTAATCACAAATTATAAGGTTTTACCAACGGTCTCGAGAATATTCTCAAGTGTTTCGTGATCTTGTTTTTCCTTGCCAAATTCAGCCTTGTGTGCCAATTTGATAGCCTTCTTCAAAATAGCAGGCTTGACTTCCAGTTCTTCTGCTACGGCTTTGATAGTGTCATTGAGTCCGCCCTGAAGTGTGTCGATTTCGTGCATGACCTGCATGCCTTCATTGATAATTTGGGTAAGTTTGATCTTTTGATCGCCGTTGAATGTTTTTGCTGTCATAGAAATCTCCTAAAATACTATTATAACAGTTATTTAGGAGATGTCAACTTGTATGTGCTCGTTTTGGGCCGCCAGGTAGCGAATCCATTGGCCCGGGCAGAAGCCGCCCACTCGGTCCTAAGGGCTGAGTTTAGTGGGCCACTTTCTGGCTGTGTTCTCTACGACGTTGAGCACCAACTTGCGTTATGTGCTCAAGTATTTGGTTACGCAAAGCAAATGCTGATTC